CCGCCGATGGTCACGTTTTCACGCACGATCGGGGTAGCGCCATCCAGGTTCACAGCGGTGCCAGCGGCAACAGCCTGACCGGCGGTGTTCACCTGCAGAGGGGTGTTGATGGTGATAGCAGCGGAAGCAGGATCCACTTCAATCAGCAGCAGGCCGCTGGTAGCGACAGTCAGCTGACGAGCGGTGTAAGGCTGAGCCAGAGCGGTCGGCATGTAGGCCTGGTTCACACCAGAGATCAGGCCGGTCCAGTTAGCAGGAGCCAGAGCGTCGGGTTGAGCAGCCACGTTGGGGCCGGCGCTGGACACGAAGGTCACAACACGCAGTTCGCCGATTTCGACCACGCCAACGGCGGTGCCAGCAGCGGCTTCCAGAGGGGAGCCAGCCTCAGCGTCAACAGCAGCTTCGAAAGTTTCGGCATAACGGATGTACTGTTTGCCGTAAATGGGAGCAGCATTAGTTGCCATGTTTTTATCCTTGAAAGATGGACTTCAAATGGTTTTCACTGAGAATGGTTTTGGACTCAGTAAAATGTATTAGGTTTTACCCTACCGATACTCAATGAAGCATCGGCAACGGTCATAACACCGGCAACCTTTGCCGGGCATTGGCAATTCACCAATCGGCATCCAGCCTTGGGCGTCATAGTTGCGACAATCAACGCAAGTTCTCTTGTCGTCTTTCGCCACCCTGCGCATCTCCTTGAAGCCCTGGTCTTGGGCAACCATGTATTGCCCCAGGTTGTAAAAAGCGAATGTAGGAGTAGCAAGGTAGCGTGATACCCGGCTGGCCAAACTGGGCCAAGATTTTCCTTGTGCTCGCCGTTGCGAAGCTTCGTCGATACCCTCCTCTTCAGGGTTGATACCTTCGATTTCGTCAACGCCGAGGTCAATTGCTCCGGGGACCGCACCGAGCAGATCGTAATCTGCGAAGTCTANGGTTTGGTCGCCTAAGCGTAAAACGCCAGAGTCAACGTATTCCTTGGTCTCTGCCAAGAATTTTGTAAGAGGCGGGAGCATGTCGCCCACAATAATGGGCCAACATTTCTCTAGCTTCCGATCAAGGTTATCATCCTCGATTCCGAGAATACAGGCTGCGAGGGCGGAAACGAGCGTTTTGTCCATAATGGTCCGCTCGTATTCCTCCCACCTCATGAGCTTGTCTCGAAGACCTTTCACAAGGCCAAGGGACTCTGCCTTCATCCGTTCTTCCAGAATCGGCTGCTCTTTGTATTTTCGAGCGAGAGTTTTAGCTTGAGAGAAGAATTCGGATCTCCTCTTGGTCGCTAAACTAACGAGTGAAAGGAGATCCATCTTCTACCTCACGAAAACATAGTTTTTTTCAATGCCTCGACATAGTCTTGGCATTCGCCCGACTCAACCATCTTCAGAGCTTTAGCATGAGGGTCCAGGTCGGACTCTTCAGCATACTGGAAGCTACCACCGGCAACTTCACCGAAGGAAACCATCGGGGGAAGGTTGCTCAGAAGGGTAAGCAGCTTGGTAGCAGCGGTTTCGCCTTCGCTGAACTCCAGAGTGCCAAACTCCAGACCCTCAACGTAGGAGAGCAGCTCTTGCTCAGGCATCACGCCGTCGGTCAGGCGACCCTCGGTGTAGAGATGACCGATTGCCTCGGCCATTTGCATCCGACGGAAGTCCATTTTTTCCTGACGGTTACGCTTCTCAAGCTCAGCATACTTGCTCTTGAGAGCCATCAGCTCTTCGTACATTTGCTCGGGACCCATGCCGTAGCTCATGCCGCCACAGCTATGGTCAACGGTGTCCTCGCTGTAGGACTCTTCGCCCTCGTCAACACCGCTGTCGCCTTCGCCTTCCTCGTAAGTGGAGCCGAAACCAGTCTTGGTGTAGGGGTCCTTCTTGCCTTCAGCGTGCTCCTCAGCATAGGCACCGCCGGACTTCTTGCTGATTTCAGCGGGAGTGTCCACGTCGTCCATAGCGCCAGGGGTCAGCTGACGGGCCTTGGACTTCTTGCCATCGCCAATGTCCTCACGGAGCTGGTCCAGGGAAGCTTCCTTGTAAGCACCGTCGGGGCCCACGGTCTCGGCAGGGTCGGTAACGCTGTCTTGCTCGCCGGGCACCAGCAGTTTGTTCTTGGCCTTGGGCTCGCCCTTATAGGACTCAGCATAGGCACCGTCGGGACCCACAATGGCAGCAGGGTCGTCCAGGGAGTCCTGAGCGCCAGGGGTCAGAAGCTTGTTCTTAGCAGGCTTACCGTCGCCAACTTCCTCACGGAGCTTGTCGAAGGAAGCACCACCACCCAGGTCGCCGCTGTCATACTCACCGTGCTCAACGGTCTTCTCGGCGGTCATTCCCTTACGGGCAGTAGTCACACCGTCATCGGTGGTCATTTCATCTGCCTCAGGCTCGCCATACATGTAGTTATGGGTGGATACCTTGGTGGCTTCAGATGAGGACTTCTGACGAAGAACACGCATGTTCTTGTCACTCATTACGTTTTGAGTCTGGACAGCAAAGATTTCGTTGTCCGGCATTTCCTCGGTTTCCACCGGGATCTTGGTTGCTCCCTCTTTCCGGCCGTAGGGATCGGTGCCAGTGGACTCCTCGGGCTTGCTGCCTTCGGGGTAATCTTCTTTGCCAGCATCATACTGGTCGCCATTGTGGACTTGGTCGTAACCGTCCTCTTGGCCAGCCCAGCGGCCGGTGTCGCCCTTGCCAAACTCGCCAATACGACCAGTGTGCATACGGTCTTCTTGTTGCTCACCACTCTTGGCGGTGTGCATCCGATCGTTTTCTTGCTCGCTGCTCTTGGCAGTCTTCATACGACCGGTCTTACCAGCGCCGTCTTCCTTGCCGGTTTTCATCCGGTCTGCGTAACCGTCAGAGTCAGAGCGAGCGGTCTCATAACGACCCTCATCATCCTCTTCGTAATCAAACTCGGAGTGGTCCATGGACTTATCGCCAGCGTACTTACGCTTGCCCATAGCCTTTTCCATGCCTTCGGACTCGTCACGACGGTCCTTCATGGATTGGGATTTCTTGCCGTTACGGGCACCCAGGGACTCATCGAGGCGGTCGTTGTAACCTTGCTTCTCTTTGTGATCGGAAGACAGTTTCTTGTCTTCCATCTTCATCAGCTCTTCTGTCTCATGGGCTTCGCCCTTCTTACCTTCTTTGAGCTGACGCTTGCGCTCGAAACCACGGTCAGCAGCTTCTTTGCGCTCAGCAGTCGATTCTTTGTGTGCTTCTTCGTAGACGTTTTCCACGACTTGCATCACTTGACCGTCGGCACCCTTGGCGTGCTTCCGGCTGATTTTTCCTTTTTCCATAAATTCCTCTTCCGGAAATTGAGTTTCGAGGTCAGCCGTTTGCTGAGCGATCTCAGTGCCTTCGCGACCCGTGTTTCTGGTTTCTTTAAAGTTACTGGCGTCTGGGTTAGCCATTTGAGCAGCCTCGGGTTGCTCCGTCACTGAGGATGTAGTAACTTCTTCCAAGGCTTCGGTAGGTTGTGTTTGTTGGTTGGTTTGCAGTTCTTTTACCGCACCCGAAACGTCCTCTCGGACTTCTTCGAGTTTTTCCTGAAGCATTTGAAGGGGACTTTTCTCCACAATCATTGTGGGTCCAAGGTCCTCATCAAAGAGAGTTTCAGGGGAAAGAGTCGTGGCAGCGAAGTCAAAGACCCCCTCTGCCTCACTAAAAGAAAAGGGCTCTAGACCCTTTACTGCCGGAGGGGATGCCCCCAGCAATGCCAGGTGCCGAGCACTCCACTTTCCTTTATGCGGGTTGATAGCACTTTCCGGGGAGTAAAAAGAAATTGATACTTTCCGGTAGTGTCCATCTTTGACCAGATCTTTAGCTGTGTCCGTGAAAGAAACATCAGCATAAAGATTGTCACCCTCACGGGTGAATCCTTGGATCCAGCCGAAAGAGGGAAGACTATCGTTGTCCCCAGCGTGACCGAGCACTAAGGGAGCCTCGTGAATAGACGGGTCGTAAGACTTTACAACCTGATCCAGCTCCTTGGGAGTAAACTTTCGTTGTACTCCTTGAGCAGAGGTCTGGTCACCCGCCTTGAAAACATGGATTCTTTTAGTGTACACTTGATATTCAGTGACCCGTTGCTTGTTTTTTACCCTACTCTTTGGCCATTTCTACAGCTTCATCCTCGGTGATTTCCTCGTCACCGAAAGGTTTCTTTTCGCTCCCTTTCCCCTCTTCTTCGTCAGCGAACAAACTCTCTTCAGGTTGCTCATTCATTATTCTTGCCACCAATGAATCCAGGTCTTCAGTTTCTGGGTTATTGATGGCATCCGCCTGGGACTCTTCCGGTGTGGCCCCTGCGGGCTCATCCATAACGTTGGCTGCTTTTTCCATCTCCTGGGCAGCAGCTTGCTCGCCGCCCTGAGCACCGCCAGCAGACTCATCACCAAAGATTGACCCAAACAGGTCTTGATCTTGCTGAGGATCGTATTGGGTTGTCTCTTCTTCCTCATCTTCCTTTTTGTCCTCAAGCTCAACACGGAAGTGACGCTCGATCCATTCCTTACGAGGAGTGTATCCGGACTGAATTAGTAGAGAAAGATCTGGCACTGTAAGGTTGGATTCTTCAATACGGAATTCCCGAGTCAAGGAGGGGGCAGATACATCTACACCGTAGTTCAAATCCACGATCCAGCGAACCAGAGTTTGAGAAAGGGTGTGGGAAATCATTTCCGAAAGCTCAGAGGCACGGACCACCCTAACAAGATTGGCCACTTGGGAAGAAGCCCGAGACCCTGCTTCAGCTTGCCCTGCTTCGTTCTCACCACAAATCAGGAGAGAGATTTCTTTGTCAATGTAATCGATGAGGTTTTTGAAAACCTCAGGGCTCCCGTCCGGGGTTACGAAATCAAGCTCATACCCTTCCGGCAAAATCATTGCTGTCTCTTGAGACAGGTTGGAGAGATGGCCGTAGAGAGTGTCAAGCTCGGAGGTGCTTGCTGAAAGAGGGGCCTTTGCTACAGCAGTAGGCGTAGCATATCGGTCCCCGTAGAGCACGTAGGACTCAATAGCTCGGCGACGAAACTTTACCAGTGGGTAGAGAATTCGACCTACAGCGGCACCGTACGGGTCACCGTTATGGGAGACCCAGTAACGGCTGACAACAAATTTTCGTTGAGGTAACTCCACACCCTCAAACATACGGTTGAAGGTGAGGCAACGCATTGTGAAACCATTGGCAGCATCCTCGTCTTCTTGGAAAACGAAGCGGCGCTGATCCCGCATCCGGATGTCAAAGGGGATTACTCCCCGTTTGGTTTTCTTCCACATGATTTCACCAACGGAGAAACCTGTAATCAGGCACTCCGCCATTCCTTTATAGATATCATCCAGAGGCATCTCCTCTAGCACCTCTGCTACAAAATCCCTAACTGCAATATCCCCAGGCTTGTCCGAATACTGTTGAATGTACCAGGGACGAGATGTCATCTCCTGGACTAGCTTTGTAAAAGAGCTTTGGACTTGCTCATCATACAGCAACCGCTGATAGACAACTAGAGCCCGGTTACCGCCCTTTTGAATAAGTAAATCATCGTTAGGGCGAACGATGGTGTTCCCCTGCCCCGTAAAGGGGGAGGAGGAACCAAACATGTAAATGCTTGAAAGATTATACGGATCGCTTGTATACCTTGCTACTTCACCAGAAGGTACCGGAGCCGTTTTGAACCTTTTTGCCATCAAACCTCTCGGCAGTTGCTTCTAATCTTAGTTGGTTTTACCCTGCTCAACTTGCTAGAGCAAAGTTCAACGGAGGTTGAGGAACCCCATTTACAGCATATTCGATAAATACCTTGTATGTTCCATCTTCCCCGCTAGTTTGCCAATCTCCCGAAACGTTTAAGGCAGATAGTCCTATAACGTTGTTCATAATGGAGTATTGGATGGCGGAGTTAATTTGAGCAGGATCTAAAACCTCAAGTACATAGTCACCTATGCCGTACTCCGCCCTCATTACTCTCTCGAAATATCGAGTTTCAATTACACTACGAATTTGTTGGCTTATAAGATCGTAGTCGGTGCTTACTTTAAGATTGCCGTTTTCAACCGCCAGGGGATAAGTAATCCCCCGGACGGATGCCGACATTACTGAAGGACTTGTCATCTAATGTACCGCCTACCGATTTGCATTTCCAACTGGTTAATTCTTTTTCTCACCTCTTCTTTGGTGAGGTCGCTCTCAATAACTTTTCTTATTTCTTCTCGAAGGGAACCAAGATTTAGTGATTGATAGTACCTGGGGTCAACTAACGCCCTTTCTAGTTTATCTCCCGAAAGGAGGGAGAGACATAGCTCATCCAGGGATAAGCCATTCTCTCTCGCCTTTCGTTCAAGTGAAAAAAGAAGGGAGTCAGGAACCTGAAGTTTGAGTTCCATGTCCATTTTGACTCCCATTTTATCAAAGGGTGGAGTTGTCTGTGCCCAGACCTTGAGCGTCTAGCTCTCCTTGCATGTTACCAATGGCAACACGGATGAGATCAATCTGAATGCGTTCCAGTGTTGGGACCGGGGTCACAAACACCTTGGCATTCACGATGCCGTTCTCAAGATCGGCAGACGAGTTGATGCGCTCATCGCAGATAACCTGGAAAGCATCGCTCGGACGAGCACCAAACAGAGCACCACGGACGTAGAGCTGGTTCAGGATGCTATTACCGATGTTCACGATCTGGTTATACACCACACCGAAGCCATCAACAACGTTGAAGATCTGACTGTCAAAGGCGTTACGGAGAGAACCGTAAACAACGTTCAGGATAACACGAGTGTTGACGAACTTGTAGAGTGCTTGCTGAGCATCGCTAGGATTAGGAAGACGAGTTCTACCGCCCCAGATGTACACAGCGGTGTCCGGATAACCTGGCAACGTCCGAATGGCGTTACAACCAACGGGGTTGAGCAGGTTCTGCTGAGCAGAGTTAATCGGGATCTGAGCAGAGGTAGCGTCAGCCAGCTGATACTTAACACCGGCGGGAGGGAACTGATAACCTTCGGAGCGATAGCGGCGTACAGCCACACCGGTCACATAGGCGGACGGTGGGATGAATTGGTCGCTGCTGTTCTTCACGTAGGGACCGTAGTAGGCGATGAAACCCTGGGCGTTACCGTAACGTTGTGAATCATCAAGAAGACGGTTCACATTGTCTACCCCTGCCTGGATTTGTGTGGCCTGGGGCACACCACCAAAACCTACACCACGTAGAGCGTCAGAGATGATTTCGGAAGAGGTGATAGCGTCGAAGCGCCACAAGTTGGAAGGAGGGGTTTGCTCGTTGAAGTAGTTGATGGTGACCTGAGAACCCCAGAAAGGAGTGGCGTAAGGCTCAATTTCACGAGCAGCGGATCCAGCCTGGTCAATCACGATCAGATCGTAACCGGTGCCGTTAAACACGGCAGTGACGCTGTCGCCGGCTTTAATGGACTCACCGTTGGGGCCAGTTCCAGGGGTGGTGCAGAGGAGGAAGTTACCAACCAGGGCAGCACCGGCAGGACCTTCCCAGTAAGAGGCGGGTTGAGCGGTAGCACCTACACCTGCATTGAACCAGGCAGCGGCGTAATCTCCCGCAGCAATTACAATTTGGCCAGTAGCTGTGCTTCCGTCCCAGGGACCAATTTCCTTAGGAACAAATCCGGGAACGAGGTAGGAAGTGCTAGCGTAGCTCTGATCGATTGTCGGAGCACAGTAGAAGTTCTCGACAGCAGTGGTGGTAGTGCCGGGGGCCGGAGTTACCAAGGACGGACTGTAGCCAGCGGTTACAGTTTCACCCCAAGCGGAGATTTGAACTGGGTCAAGAACAGCGGAGCTGTTGCTATAATGAATCCGGAAACCGAAAGCGTCACCGGCGCCAGGTGTAGGAGCAGCGTCGTTAGGGCATGCCTCGTTGGCGATGGCGCCAGCAGCGAGACCATACTTACGTGCCCGGATCATCGAGAGGCTGGATAGAGGAGCCAGGGACAGAGATGTCTCAGCACCACCCAGCACCTCGGAATACATGAAGCCAGGAGTGGCAACAATCGGATCCGTGGGGAACTGGATGAATACACTGTTGGCGTAAGAAGTTTGGTCCGAAGCCAGAATGAAGTTATCAGCATCGACGACCTTCACATAGTAGGGGCGAATGCTGAACTTGGTGCTGGCTTCCAGGAAGACAGTGCCTGTAAAGACAGTGTTCAACCAGACGGACTGGTTCAGGAAGATTCTTTGACCGTCGATAAGACCGTGCTCGACACAAAGAATGTTGGCAACATTTGCTGTACCGTTGTAAGTAACGGCGGAGATAGCAGCGTTGAAGTCGTTGAAGACACGGGCAAACGCACCCAGACGGGTTGTTTCGGTGGCATCCTGAAGGGTTGCCGGAAGGTGATTGGTGTTGATGTACTGACCAGCACCGGAGATGTTTTGAATCAGGTTGGAAGTTTGACCGTTGATGGTCACATTTAGGTCCCATGCCGGGGAAGCGTAGCTAGCCGTGCAAGTCGAACCGGTGGGGGCTGCGACCACAAATGCGTCAGTGGGGGCAGAGACCACGAAATCCGTACCTCCTAGAGCAACAACTTCGGCCAAGATGTTGGAAGCTGCTACGGGATCCTCGGTCAAGAAGACATATTGGGTTCCGGTGGCTGCATCAACGCAGTAATCACCAGTTTTGTTAAAGATGTTGAAAGGAGGTGCAACGATGTACACTTCTGTACCTAGGGTTGCAAAGTCACCACCAAGGGCAACATCAGAAAGAGTCACTTTCTGGATTTGCAGAGTGGAGGGCCAGTTAGCACCACTCACAACAAACTTACCAAGTTCGGCGTTGGGTGTATCCGAAGTCAGAGTGTAGGTAGCGGGGTCCAGAAGACCATACTTAGCATCGTCAGCTACCAGTACCGAAGACTGACTAATGGGGGTTTCAGGAGAAGCGCTACCGGTGATCTCCAGGTAAGGTGCCCGGATGTAGGACACATCGTTACCAATCCACTCGTAAATTACGTTATCGATGAGGTACTTCAGACCGGACTCCAGGTCTGCAGCGGCGACATGAGGAACATAATTGCTGTACTCGTTGATGTCGGTGACCAGGTAAGGACCAGGATCAGCCAGAGCCATCCACTTGTAGTTATTGTTCTCACAATGGGCAGCAGCAGCAGCGCCAACGGCGGCACGACCAGCATCGTCAAACTGAGCGTAAGCGGTAGGGGTAATCAGGTAACCCTGATCTTGCTGACCCTCAAAGGAAGTGGCGATACACTGGGTGTAGTCTTGAGGAACCCGAACGAGGGAGGAAGAACCACCAACGATAGACTGAATGTCGTACGTGGTCTGTGTGAATGAGAAGCTGCTACCAACCGGCACTGTCTCAGTTACCACCAAGACACTTGCATTGTAAGTCGTCGAGGCAATGGTAATGAAGCCGTTTTCGGAGTTGCTGGATGGGTCTTTTTCACTGACTAGTCCGGCCTCCCTAACGTAGACGGAGCTGCTTACAGAGGGGTTAGACTCGATGGCTGCTGAAACAGCTTCAACGATCGCTCTGGAGATTTGACGGTTATTGGCTTCGTCTCCCGCAATATAATCAGCAGGAATTTCAACAGGAACGCCCAGCCACTCACCCTCGGAGGTGTAACCGGTGGAACCGTCGCCAGCAACCAGCTTCAGACCGTTAATAACCATCTGCACGTAGACGGTGTTACCGGCAAAAAGGGCAGAAGGCAGTCCGCTGGTGCCCCTCTTTGATCCGGACGGGAGAAACTCAATTTCTATGATCTCGTCAGGTGTCCCAACCCGAACGACACGAAGATCGCCAATTTGGGAATTCTGGAAGAAGGCATCTACGCAATTGTAGCTCAGAGCGGGAATGCGCTCGGAAGGGATAACATCGCCTACCAGAGCCCTGTAGTCGCTAAGGGAGGTAACAGGAGTAGGGGTGTTGTAGGGGAAGGTGACTGCGGAGGCACTATCAGGTGCTTCCACTAGCATGTAGACTGTGCTGAAAGAGGAGATACCGGTAGATGCTGATACACCGGCTTTCTCATTGATGTAAACGCCAGGAGCACCCTGGGCTGTTCCGAGAGAAAAAGTGGCCATTTGGATACAATGTGGCTCCTTCTTTTTCCTAGAATTGTGTAGGCAAGGAAAGATTCCTACGTGGTCTCCGCAGAGCAATTCAGAGGGCGATGACTCGCCCTAATTCTTACCCTTGTAGGCCTGTCCTTGCCGAGTATCCGTCGAGGGCATAACCGTTTACACGGTCTCGGTTAGTTACGGCTGTTACTGTGTATCGGTTTAAACTAAGGAAATATTCTTCCCGGTTATCGTAGGGGTAGATGGTATCCGCCACGTCGCTGGAAGACAAACCAAACACTGGTGCAGACTGAAGCAGGTTACCCCCGTTAGACTCAAAAGAGGTGTCAATTTTTATTTGAGCCCCCAAAGGGGGTAGAGTAACTACATCCCACTGAGGGTTTTGTTCCAAAACAGCACGATAGTCCAGGGAGTTAGAATAAGCAAGGTATCCCAGCTTTCTCCAGGTGTATTGTTGTTGAAACGGTCCGGTTGTCATCAATTGATACGGCGACGGGCCATCAAACGAGCACCGATGGATGTGCCCCGATTCATTTCAAAACCTTTTTCTGCGGCTACGGCTTTTGCTTCTTTCTCAAGAGCAGCGGGATTGGTGGGCACGAAGGCATCTTCCGACACGGACTTCTTAGCCAGCTTCTCACGAACATCCGTTTGAATCTTTTCAACGGGTGCAGCTTTAGGAGCTGCAACAGGCTCGTCGGAAGGGGTTTCCACTTCAATGTTTACAGGAGCTTTGTCACCCTCAATCTTTTCTTCGATCACGGGGCTTTCAATTTTTGACTCCTCTGGAGTAGTCTTAATATCCTCTGCTACGGCAGGAGAGGGGGTGGCTTTTCGTGTTCTACGGGTCATGGTTACTTAGGATAAGTTTTTAGTGAAAGAATGTTTTTCCAGGAAATTGGGACTAATTTTTCAACGGTTTTGTCGGGGACGCCAACCCAGGGACGAGCTACCATTTTTCTGGTCCCAAATTGTTGAAACTTACCATAGTAAGTGCTTCGGACAGAGAAGACATTCCCACGGACGGTTATTTCCATGGAGTCTTGCATTTCGCCTGTAGCCCTCAAAATGGGTTGTCCTGGGAACCTTTGTTGCTTCCAGAGCATGTAGTTGGGGGTTAGACTTTGCCAAGGTCTTCCTGTACTGGGGTCGGATTCCTGGGCCCAGAATGGTTTCTGATCCGCAGCTAGAATGGGAGCCCATTCCCTTTTAGTGGGGTTCCACCAGTTAAGGTTACACCCCTTGAAGTCACCACCCAGTTTGAACCTAATCATTTTTTACCCCGAGAAGCTTTCTTGGCTTGCTTTTCTTGCTCTTCACCGTGTCTCTTGACGATGTCAATCATTGCCATGATTTTACTCATTGGCTGATTTTCCAGCCAGTCCATTGATTGGTCCCACCGCTGCTTGCAGAGATGGAAACCGATTTCTAACCAGTTTTCCACTGTAAGGACTTTCTGGTCAAGGACATTCTCCGAGATCCACTTTACATGGTGAGCAAAATATCTAGCCGGTATTTCATCCATTACTTCTTGGTTCAAGATGACTCTTTCAACAAGGGAAGTCATCGAAGAATCTTTTGACCTAAGGATCTGGGCAAAGTAGAAGTCTTTGGGGCGTATCTCTCTGACGTGTAAAGGACCATAGGTTTCCACCGTGATGAGATAGGAAAAATCTTCTAGGTCCTCTACAGTCAGTTTGGGTCTTCTTCCTCGGTTCCGTTAGCTAGTGCTACAAGGTCACTGAGTCTACGAAAATCTTTGATGCCCAGATCAAGGATCTCGTTGTAGGTGATTTTATCTTCACCGACAATCAATCTCTCAATAATTTTCATCCCTTTCTCAACATCACCGGCTTTGCTAAGGTCTCGCTCCATGTAGAGCAGATCCCGACCGGTCATTTCACGGATGGTGATTTCACGGCCGTCAGTAAGTGTAGTTGAAAAAGTTTCCAATTGAGTTTGTGCTGCAGCAGCAGCTTCTCTCTTTGTTGGTTTAGCGGTGTTGTTGTCCGCGTTGTCACCTGAGATAGTACGCATAGTTTATGCTGAAAGGATTTGATCAAGTTTTACCCGATATTTTATCAGGGCATATTCAATTTGTTGGCACCCTTGACCGGGAGGTAACTCCATGTAAAGGGCTCTAGCAATTTGCCAACTGATGTCAGCGTTTTCGGCTCCATATCCCTCTTCTAGACGAGCCTCAATGTCCTCGATCCAGGCCCAGACAACTTCTTTACGAAATTCTGGGCACAATGGAAATGGAAAGCCCATTTACAACGCTGTTGCCATGCTCATTGCCTCTTCGGGACTAAAGTAATCCGTGTTGTAGGCACACTGTACAGAAGTGGGGATTTCTCGGTGTTTTTTATCATAAGGTGTGATAATCCAGTAGGAGTTTAAGGAACCTTTACAGAGTTTGGCAGTAGCAAAGACCGCACGAGATGGTTTAAATTTTTTCATCAGATAATTCCTTTTTGAATGGCGTTGTAGCGAGTGGTGAGTTTTTGAATGGCACCGATCTCATCTAGTTCCTTCATTGTGTATTCCACACCGTTAGGCTCTTTGTCTCCCCCGGGATTGGACAGGGTTTGGGTGCATTCTTTTGGGGACTTTCGGATACGGTCGTCAATGGCAACGCCGGAGAAGAAAGCACGGGACAAAGGCAGGTCCGAGATTTCCACTTGGGAATGGAACAGGGACCAGGTGTAGACGTGAGCGATCTGAAAAAGCACAGCAAATTGCTCTGCGTAACGCTCCGGAGTCATGAACCAGATTTCATCGTGAATGCTCAAAACAAACCGAGCGGGAATCTTGTACTCACGAGTAAGCCAGTGGACAGCCGTTAGCATGATCGAGAGGATTTCGGCTCCGGACGATTGGATAGTCCAGTTTACTCGACCGGTTTTGAAATCATCTCCTACCGCAGCGGGGCGCATTGCGGTGGAGATTTTGGTGCCGAGGCACGGGAGCGTTGGAACCCGAGACCTCATGGCAATCTCCTCCATGTAGTTAAAACATCCGCTGTCAGATCCACCAGTGTAGAGCCCGTGCTGACTTTTTCCTTTCTTTGCTTCCAAGATTCGATAAGCAAAGTTTTTCACCTCATTGGGGGATTTTTCAGGGTACTTACGTCGAATGTAAGTTTGGATTGCCCTCACACCAGCCCCATATAGGACGGCAAAACCGGCGATCTTAGCGGTGTCTCTGTCTACCCCGGCAAGCTTTGCCAGGGCAGAGTGCGGGTCCGTGCCCGCTTCTTTGGAACCGGACAACACGTTGTAACCAAATGGAGAGCACCCAACGTGCCCACCTTCCCATTTGTCAGAGTAGATAGAAGCAATCTGCATCTCCTGACCGTCAAAGTCAGCACCGACAATCTTCCAACCGTCGGGTGCCTGGACTCGGGTTTTCAGCTCGGTGCCGATGCGCCAATTCTTTGTGGAGCACATTGTTACCATCAAAGACTCCACGGTGCGTCGGGTTACAGTGCCATGGCAAAGGATCTCAGGAAGAGTTACCAGAGCATCCTCACCGTGGGGATTGGCAACTGGGAGGAAGATGCGGTCCATCACACGCTTTCGAACAGAAGTCCAGTACGAAACTGAGTTGGCGATCTCAAGTGCCCGTTTTGCCTCAGGCAGGTCACTGTCAAGGCGACCTACCTTCATATCATCAACGAAGTCTTTCGAGAGAACTCCGCCAACGTTATCGCCGTTGCCTTTGGGATGAGGGATCTTAGTGGCTTTACCATCTTCGTCGTAATAGCACCAGCCTGATTCCCGAGTGTGGAACATCGGGGATCCTTCCCAACGAAGCTTCAAGAGCAGGTGAGATAGGTTGGACTTGACTCCAATGTGCTCATCAGGGTCTTTGATGAAAGGACGGACCCATTGAGGAACGTGAGCGTATTTACCCTTGGTAGTCTTAACTTCCCAGTTGAGCTGGGAGAGCCAGGGATCTTTGGCAACCCATTTCTCTGCCATGCCTGGTTCGGCAAGGTAGAGGTCCCGCCACTCCTCGTAGTAGGCCCAAACAAGATCTTTACAGATCTGGGTCATTTCTTTGTTATGACCTTCGAAGGTTTCCTCTACGGCCTGGATCCAGTTCTCCCAATCAGGAACCAAGGGAACCACAGAACCGTTTAGATGGTAGTGGCCACAAAGAGCAACGTTGCTAGGTGTAGCATCAATGTACTTTGGCCAGATAGATTGAAAGAGTTCGGCAGTGTAGAAAGCATCTTTGATAGCGTATTCCACAGCAACCGGAAGCACTTGGTTGATTTGCCGCAGGTTGGTAGCCTTGACGAAAATGTCCCGGATTTTTTTATCTCCTGCGCCCAAGGGCTCGGCATTGTCTCCGAAGAATTTACGAACTTCGTAAACGTGAAAGTTGTACGTAGCAACCAGGGAGTTAGTAGAACCTTCGTCCAACCATTTCGGGGCATACCTTAGCTTTCTTTTTTCTTCATCGGTAAGGTTCTCAGGGTCCTTACCAGCCAAAACATATAGCCAGCGCTGACCACTGGCAAGGCCAGAAACGCCAATGTGTGCAGAGAGTGTATCAAAGTAGAAGTTTTCGGGTTCGGTTCGGTCGAGGGAGTAACCCTCTTGGGCACGTACACGGTCGTAGGAGATGTTGTGACCGGCAATGAAGCGTCCTTCTCCGACCGGAATCAGAGAGTGTTGGTCCCACTCGTCTTCTGGAAGGTCCGGGTTAACTAGCTCGGATGCCAACCAGATGTATGCGGCTTTTTCGGACAATGCAGTGCCGATAATGGGGAAAGCACCGCCGTGGACATAGGTCTCCGTGTCAAAGGTGAAAGCGTCTTCGAGCGGGTAAGGCACGGATTCGGTTTTCCATTTACCGTTTTTTACGGTGTAGCGCAACCACCCAGGTTGAAACTTAAGTTCCTCGGTAGGGGGAATGGGAGCCAACTTACAGTTGGCAAATTGTTCGGCGTACTGCCGATAGGTACCGATTTGGTCGGTGGCTACGGTCTCAAAATGGTCTTTAAGGTTGTCCCCACGGAGAGCAGGCACGGGGAGGTCCCCGTCGTAAAGGTTGTCAGGGTAGTCAACCGGGGTTTGAATATCAAATTCCTTGAGCAGGTTTTGGGCTTTTTGTTTGGCCAGCCGGCTCATCTTCGGGGGAGCCTGGTTACCAAAAATCCGGCGCTGGAGGTCGTCCCCCAACACCGGATAGCC